GCCTTTTAAGCGGCGGCCTTGGCTGGCAGCGTCATAGCTGGTCATGGGCGTTAGCGGCTGGCCATCAATGATGAAGCCGCGACTGCTGAGGGTATCTAAGTCCATCACAACCCCCGACGATGATTTAGGCGGAAGCCGCGTGGGCGGCGGCCGTTTTCTGCGAGCGCAACCTCGGCTTTAATCTGGTCGCGCAGCGCTATCAGCTGCGGCAGCTCGGCAGTGGCGTAGCGCGTTGAATCATTCGGGCCGAAGCGAACTTCAACCACGCGCTCGCCTTGGGCCAAGGCCACAATGGCAGCCTCAACGGCCTCAAGTTGTACGCGGGTGTAGGCCATCAGCGGGTTACCTGCATGCGCACCCGGCGGGTGGTGGGCTTTTTGGTTTGTGGTTTAGGCGGATCAACAGGGCGCGGCTGAGCAACAGCACCTGCTTCTGCCTGGATTACGTTCGGGTTTTGGTCCCATTCCCGCGCCCAGGGCGGCGGGTTGGACCAGTCAATCTTTTCCATGCCGAGCTTGATTGCGCCGGCGCGGTTGTAGGCGGCCAAGTCGAAGGCTTCGTTGTTGCCCTTGCCGGGCTTCTTCCAGCCCTGCTGGGTGCGCACTTCGAAGGTCATCTCTTCGAAGAACCAATCACCCAACCATTCCGGGAAGTGCATAAAGCTAGGGCCTGGCTTTTCGCACTTAAGTGCTGCGTCCACTGCATCCTTGAGCAGGTTGGTGTTGAGCAGCCAAACCGGCACTTCACCGCGCGCCTTGGCCTTTCTGTCTTTACGCTGGCTGTCCGGGTAAGACTCTTTCAGCCTGGGGGCATTGGGCGTACTGCCGCCTTTGATCAGCATCAGGCGCTGGTGAAGCCTGGCGCGCTTGATCTTGCGGTAGTAGTCATATGCCCGCTCAGTCACGCCGGCCTTGCCGCCCGAGTCGCAGATGAATAAAGCCGGCAACATCGCTCGGCCGCTGCCATCGGATAGCGGGTAAGCCTTCTGCATGGCTTCGGTTGTAAGCAGATCCCAGTCTTCAAGGTATGCAGCAGGGTCGACCTGCAATGGCTTGCCGTCTTCATCCAGGCGCTTACTTTCGCGGATGTTGTAGCGGTCAATCAGCCAGTTCTCACCATCGGCACCCCAGCCTTCAACCTGAATAACAAAACGAGGCTTGCCACCTGCCTGCACGTCGCCCGAGACGGTTATGAAACGCACGCCTGCTGGAACCTGAAACTTTATCGTTTCCTCTTTGCGGACGATCAGCAGATCAACCGAACGCACCGACTCGGCGCGCTGTGGCATGTATGGCGCGCCTTGGTCCAGGTTGGTGGTGGTCTTAAGGCTTTCTTCTTCGCCAGTCGTCACATAGGCATGGACGCCCTGCAGGTAGCGCAGGCAGATCGACTCCCACCCCTGGAAAGCGGCCGGCATGCCGCCAAGCCAGTAGCTGGCAATACTGCTCTGCCGAGCCTCGCCGGTAATCACGCCGTCACGGTCAATTGCCAGACCTTCAGCTAGCCAGCGGCCAGTCCGGTTCATCGCGCGCTTGTGCTTTTCTGAAACAGGCACCGCGCAGTGCGGGCAAATAAACACCGCACTTCGCTTCGCCAGCTTCATCAAATCAGCTGACCTGATGGTTTCCTTCAGCTCCTCAAAGCTCGGCAGATCAAAACAGCCAATACCAGGCGCTGGCTCGCTGAAGTTATGGCAGTCAGGACACTCCCAGTACCAGCGGCGGCGGTCGCCCATGTTGTAGAGCCCTATGATGCCTCCGCACGGCGGGGCCTCATGCGGGCTCTGTTTCCTCCAGTTTGGATCTTTCAACTCACGGCCTGGCGATGACTCAGCAGCGCACATGCCGCGAGACAAAAAGGTCTGGGTGCGTTTAAGAGCCAAGGACCACACATCGCCCTCACCTTCTACATCGTCCGGCATGCGGTCGTAGTCGGTGAGATAAACCCAGCGGATCGACTTTGAGGACAGCTGTGAAACAGCTGGCCAGCCGATCTTTAAAACCATGCCGTTCTTGAAGAACTTGTCATGGATGTTGTCATCTGAGCGCCCGGTCGCAAGGCGGCTCTTCAGTTCCTTGCTGTAGGTGATCGCTCGGTCTACCCGCATCTTCGAAAAGTCGCGCGCAGCTTCCTGGCTCATCTGCACAATCAGTGCATCGCCTGGATCACAGACGATTGCGTAGGTCATCCCGCCATCAATCAGAGACTGCGTTTTCAGGGACCGCGCAGGCCCAGCAAAAACAACACCCTGAAACCGGCGACTGGCGAGCATGTCCATTGGCTCGCGCATGTAAGGCGCAACATCCAAGGTGAACTTGCCCTGGTATCCACCAGGCTCATTCAGGTACAGGTACTGCTCAGCCGCATCACTTACCAAAATGCGGCGCGGTGGTCTGATGATTTCAGCCGTGCTCAAGACGATGTCAGCGGTTCTCGCGCGCATCGTCCGCCGCCTCGTTTAATGTGCTGCAAACTTCGAGCAGCTCTTGGTAAAGCCCCTCGCGCGCCGCATCAACCACTTCGATGGCGCGCTCAACTTCGTCAGGGCCAAGAGCGCAGTCGCGCTCGAGCACGTCAGGCAGCGTATCCAGCGACTGAGCCAATGACTTGAATGCAGTGGCAATCACCTGCTCGACTTCGCCGGATGGTATTAGGTGGCGCTCTTCAGCGAGCCATTTGGATTTTTCGCGCTCAGCCCTGTAATGGCTAAGGCGATCCGTGGGCTGAAGCTTGTCTGGGTCGACGGCATCAGGGTCGCCAGCATATGCAGCCTGCGGCCCCATCACGGCGATAGCGACGTCTCGAAGACGCCAAGCCTGGTGGCCATTCGCCTCACCTGCTGGCGTGATTCCCTCCAGTCGCTTCTTCACTGTTCGGCGATCTATGCCGAACTCTTCGGCCAGTGCATTGATGGACCACAAACGCGCCCCGGAATGTACAAGGGTCGCAACCATGTGGACTCCTATGCAGCCCAGTAAAGACGTTGCCTCCAGCCGCTTCGGCATAAGGGGTGTGGTGGAGCATTAGAAAATCGAAAAATTGTCGGTTACCGCGCGGCTCAACGCCTTCCCCGTGGTGCCGGGCGGGGTCTAGGGTCCCCACCGCACCAATGTGGTGCAATGCCAGAAGAAAGAGCTAGACCGATCAAAGCGACTTCGAACACTTACTCACCCCACTCAACCCATCACCCAATGCGCCAACATGGCAACCGAATAGATCAGCGCCAGGATCAACAGGAAGCAGGCGAGGATGGATCGGCACCACGCAACCAGCTCATCCTTGGCATAGAACGCAAGACGCCAGAAGGCAACGGCAGCGACCAATAGCAGGACGGGGATAAGCCATTGCATACGCCACCTCGAGTCAGGTCTTGCTCCACACCACCGCTTTAAGCTCGCGCAACATGTCAGGCAGGCTCATGGACTTGCGCAGTTCGGCATAAACGAACCAACTGCGGACCAATACCCAAGCAGGCAGGCCGCACACAAAGACAACAGCAATCAGAGCAATCAGGCCAATGTCATCATTGACCCAGTGCTGTAGATCGAACCAACGAATGACGAACGCACCACCGCCAAGGCTGGCCACCACGGTTGAGATCATCGCAACGACGAACTCACGGGCGGTTCTGGGCAGGGTCATGGCCATCACAACGATGGTCACCAGTACGGCGCCGACTGCGCCAAGGAGGCCCAGCTTGTACAGCGCGATCCCGCCGAATGCGGTAGATGCTGGCTCTGTCATTCTCATGGCTCTATTGTCCCTGGCTGCTGTTGTGCTGGGCTCTTTGCGCCTCAGTACAGCCGTGGAGTGGGTGAAAACCGTATTTACGGTCTGCTTCGGCGCGAGCCCGCTTTGCTGAATCAAGGTCATCGTGATAGCCGAGGCTATGTCGGCGACCATCTGCCCATACATTGGCGTGCCAGCGGCCTACCTTCGAAGACCAGTAAACACCGGTTACGCCGGATTTAGACGAACGCCTAAGAGCCTGGTTCTTGCTGTTATCTGCCGGCAATACACACCGCAGATTGCAGATTCGATTGTCTTCTGTGCTTCCGTTGATGTGGTCAATCACCATCCCGGCCGGTATGTCGCCGTGATGAATAGTCCACGCCATTCGCGAGGCCTGATGACATTCACCATCAAGCCTGACCAACAGGTACTTTTGGCCTGTCTTTATCACGCCAAGCGTCCCGGCTGGGCGGCCAGCATGCTTACCGTTCCAGCTCCGCGCACTACGAAGGCTGGAGAACTGGCTTTCTTGCCGATGCTTCCAACGCAGGACGCCGGAATCTGGGCAATAGCTCAGCACTTCGGCCAAGCGATCTCTATTCAAGACTCTTGCCTGCGTCATAGGCGTTACCTTGGCCTTCGCCGGCCGGGCTGTGCATGTAGATCCGGCACCACAATGCAGCCCATCCGCTCGGAGCAAGGACGAGTGCATGGGTGTCGGAATTCAGGAATAAAAAGGCCGGGTGTGACGCCGGCAAGACGCTGGGGAGCAGCGGATCAGAAACGAAAAACCCCAGCACAATGGCTGGGGTTTCGGGGTGACTTTGCCTTGGGGGCAGAGCCACAAACTAGGGAAATGGTCCCATATCTCGGACATGTTTGCAATAGGTTATAACAGTTCGTTTTGCATCTCTTCGATCACATACTTGTGCTGTCCATGGTTGGCAAATTCCCCATGCAATTCCTGACGCCTCTCCCTAACTGCGGCCGCTGCTTCTTCCTTGGTTTTGAAAAGCCCGACATGAATCCTCTTGTCGCCTAAGCCAACCTGCCCTCGCCACTTTTGCGTGCTTTTGTCGAAGCTAACCCCTTTCTCTCCGGAGCTATTGAGGGGCGAAATCGCCTTATTCCATTGGTTCTGGCGCTTAGTCGCCAGCCGTAAATTACTGAACGCATTGTTGGACCGGTCGCCGTCCTTGTGGTCAATATCCATCTCTGGCCAATCTCCGGTCATGTACAGCCAGGCCAGGTGGTGCGCCAGGTAGTTCTTCCCCATAACCCCTATGACCACGTATCCACTGTCCCTGCATACGCCTCCGGCCAGCCCGCCTTGAGTAATCCGCCTACCGGCGGTGCGCCACTCGAAAACGCCAACTATTGGGCTGTAGCTGAGCTTGCTCTTGAGTTGCTTCTGAGTGATCACGCTGCCGCCTCCATCATCTGGTTGACGACAACGGCAACGGGAGCCAATGCCATCTTGTCGATGTCATTGCACACATCGAAGCAGGCTTGAATGAATGGAACCCACTCGCGCGTCCATTGCTCGCTGGAGAGATGCACGCCGTAAACATCCAGCAGCGCCGCGCGGAATGCCTCGGGCGACGATAGCGGATCCAGCGCAGAAGACTGGCCGCCCTGATGCATGCGGCGGTACCGGTACAGCACACCCCGGGCGACATACTCAGCGCGCTCGGCCTTCTTGGCGGTCATGCGGGCGATGCGTGACATAGCCCCGGCGAATACCAGAGCCTCGGCCGACTCCCGGTGATCGTTGTTTGCCAGCGGGTTGTACATCCAGTGCCCGAAGTCGCGCACGTCGCGGCGTAGAGTGTCGATAGCCTGCTGAATGTAGCCGGCCAAGGCCTGGTGCGCCGCATGGTTCGCATTTATCCGCTTGGCGGTCTTCTGCACCGAGCATTCAAGCTCTGCCAGCTCCAGGGAGTGCGCCATGGTCGAATCCCACGGCATATAGAAAGCGTCGTGCCACCCGCTGCGTGCGCTGTTCAGTATCATGCTGCATCCCCCTTCAACATATCCGGGCTCACCGTGTGGCGGGCCACTTCGCCGAATTCGCTGTGCATCACGATGCACTTCATGTTCTGCCGCGCCCGGTAGCCGCCGAACGCCGCATAGGCATCCTTCGCGGTCAGGGTGTTAAAGCTCTCAACGGTGACGCCGGCGTATTCCTTGACGCTTTGGTGATGGACGTGGCCCAGGTACCAATAGCGGAACTCAGTGCGGCCCCACGCCTTGGCCTGGTCTGCAGCCATCACGCCTGGCAGACGCTCGATCTTGCAGGTGTGGCCGTGGTGGGTGCCGATCAGCACCTTGCCATGCTCGATGTAGTGGAAGGCGGCCGGGGCCTTGTCGATGATCACCCGAGGCTCGTTTTCGTAGGTGTGGCGCAATGCAACGCTCATCCACAGAGCCCCGGTGTCGTCGTGGTTGCCCACCACGTTGATCACGCGCACGGTCTTGTGCTTACGCAGCGCCGAGGTGATGCACTGCCTCATCACCATCATCCCCACATCAATCATCTTGGCGTAGCGACCGTCCAGATCCATCACATGCCCCGAGCGGCTGGTCATGCCTTCCATGTTGTCCGCATGCAGCCAGTCACCCAGGTTGATGATCACCGCCTGTTCAGCCGGCGGCGCAAGGTCAACCAGAGCAGCCATGGCGCCGCACTGCACCCGCACCGCCTCAGTCATATCCCAGCTATCGCCCTGTGTTTCCTCGCCCCATGCGCGCATGCCTATATGGGCGTCACCAATGGGATAGACGGCCATCAGATGAGCCAGGGTGATAAGCGGACCCTTTACCGACTTCACCTTGGGCAGTTCAGCTGCCATAGCCTCAGCAGCAGCAATAAACAGCTCGCGCTGGCGTTCGTGGTCAATGCTGGTCTTCACCCATTGCAGCTTCTGCTTGCCGTCATCGCCGTACAGCGTCGACGTGCCCTTCAGATGAAAGCCGTCCGGCACCTCCTTCGTCATGTCGTGCTCAGGGCTCCAACCCTGGCGGGCAAACCGCGCCTTGTGGGCGTACAGGTTGCGCTCATGCAGGCCCAGCGTCTTGGCAGCTTCTGCAACCGTTCGGCCTACCAAGGCCTCTTTCATTGCTTCGTCTGAGTGCTTGCGCGCAACCATTAGGCTTGCTCCTGCTCAATTTTTGACACTTCGAAGAATTCGCCATACATGCGCCGACCGTGGCCGTTTGCGGCATCTTCACTGGCAAACAGCGCAATTGGATCAGGCTTGGAGGGACACAGATCGAGCAGGTCAGACCTAGGGGTCAGAGCCCAGCAATATTCAGCGACAGTCATGCAGGCTCATCCCCACCTAAAATTATGGCCAGCGGCCCCATGTTTGCCTCCGATCCAATCTCGGCGAATGCGTCGCTGATGAAGGGCTGCAGCAGGTCGAGGTCGGTATATTTGGCCAGCACATGGCGAAGCTCGTCCTTCATGGCTTCGTGCATGTTCAGCTGATGGCCGAGCCGGTCGGTCTTGGTGCCTATCGGGGTGACTTTGTCGCTCATGCCTGCTCCCTCCCGCCAAACTTGGCTATCAAAATCGCATCAGCTACCGCCTGCCCTTTGCCTTTCAGGTCAAGCACTCGCAAATTCGGATAAAGCTGGATGGCCCGGCTGCGCGCGGCGTCCTTGTCCTGACCGATCAGCCCCGCACGCTTCTTCCAGGCCTGCGGGGTCACCAGCGTGTAGGGAATCCCAAGCCCTTGAAGCAGGCCCTCCACAACGCCGGCGGCATGGCCAAAGGTGAACATGCTGGAAACGCCCTGCCCCGGCATTGCACCGACTTGCTCAAGGTAGGCGTGGCAGCTATCGCAGTGCATCGCATCACGAAGAAAGGAGGCGACGGCAGCGCCGTTAACGCGACTCTTGGTTCCGACCTTGATCGTCGGCATGTTCAGGTGGGCGCTGACGTTGTTGTTGCGATCAAGGACGACAATCGCCCCGCTACAGCCAGGATCTATACCGATAATCATGCGGCCACCTTCCCTTCTTTCAGCAGGATTGCCTGGGTGCGAATGACGCCTTCCAGGTGAGCGAGTGATGCGCTGTCGGCGTCGATGCGGCGGGTGCGACGGTCGATTTCGTCGTGACAGCTGGAGCAGGCCCATGCGCCCAGCAGGTCATGCGGCTTGATACCCATGCCGCAGGTGCCGGCCAGGCGGTAATGGGCCAGAACGGTGGTTTCCGGGTCGTAGTTGCAAATGCCTGGCAGGCGTACCTGGCAATCGCGACCGCGCGCGAACTTGGTCAGCTTGCTCATGCAGCCACCTCAGTCAGACGATTATCGAATGACGTTTCGCCAATCTCATGCCGATATCTGAACTTGGCCTCAAATGCCTCGATATCCAGATCGCACAGACATTCACCGGGGCTCATCGTGGTACCGCTGACGGTTGGCAGATCGCGAACCGAACAGCCGACTGCGTGAGCAAGCCCGCCAGCGTTATCCACCTCGGCTGGATTGTTGTGGAGTGGAAATACTTCAAACCAGATGCACATTAGGCTGCTGCCTCCCACTGCTCAGGCATCTTGCCTTTAGGCTCAGTCCACGCGACGCCGCGATCAGCGCCGAAGCTGTACATAAATTCGATGATTTCGCCCAGCTCGCTGACCGTCATGCGCTTGGTGCTTTGGCCTAGCAGTACGAAGCCGCCATTGATACCTTCTGCCATGCGCACTTCCTGGCGAACCGTGGCGGTCATGATGTTTTTCCAGTCATCGGCATTCAGCAGGCCGCGCACACCGTTAACCGACCACTCAACTTGCCGCGCTATGTCGCCCAGCATCGCCCACAACTTGGCGTTCTGCTCCAGGGTGCGCCGCGACTTAACGGGGCGAACGATGATTTCAATTGCGCTGGATGCCGACAGCTCGAAAGCAAACAGGTAGGCAAGCCGCATAACGTCACGGCAGCGACTCTGGCCGGAAGTCCAGAAGTGGCGCGGCTTATGGATCACATCACCCACGCTTCACCTCCGGCAATTCCATCCAGCCCTTGAGCGTGTGCTCGTACTCGGTCACATAGCTCGGGTCGTCTTTGCCTTCGCAAAGGTTCCCCTCAAGCTGCGCCGTCACCCACTCACCCTGGTATTCGCTCCACTTGGCCACAACAGGCCAAGGCCAGCCGGCATCAGCGAGGAACTGACGATCCTTTGGGGCGGTTTCGGGTGCATTCCAATTAGCCATTGAGAATTACCCCACCGCGAACGATCTTCTTCTGCCCCTTGTGGCTCAGGTGCACGCCATCGGCCTTGCGCTCAAGCACCCAGCCGTTGATGAGCATCCACTCGACATCAAGGCGCATCTGCGGGTACTGGCGCTGGCCGTCTTTGTTCTGGTGTGGGGTGTATTCGATTGCGGGGAGGTCAGTCATAGTCGACCACCCCTGCATC